ATTTGCTCCGAATGCGGAGGAATGTATTTTCGCCAAGTAATGGCTATTAATAAAGTTTCAAAATTATTAACTGGTGGGGATAAGGATACCATGGTTCCAGTACCAGTATTCCGTTGTGACGATTGTGGGGCAATACCAGAAGAGTTTCAACCAGTTAAACTAAAAAAATAATGTCGGTTCAATATCACAAATCGAATGTTACTATAGTTTTTAAAACTTCAAATCGAAGTAATGCTAACACTAAAATAAAAACATTTCGAAACAAAAATATTGATGACATTCTAGATAAGAAACTACCCGGAATTCCTGACGCTGCGGTGTATTTAGAAATTGGTATTGGATCTGCATTTGAAGAACAATATAAACGAAAATACAAGTTATGAAAATTACAGTTCCAATTGATATTGCAGTACATATATTTCCAAATGTATATGATATTGTAGATATGCCTCGCAAGAAAAAGAAAAAAATGAAAAAGGAGTTTAATAAAGTCTTTCATCAAAGATTCAATGAATGGCTAAAAAATGAAAATTATCATGAAGGAAAATAAGAGCGCAACAATATTTGATTTTGTTGATGGAGTTACGAGTAAAAAGAAAGAATGGGCAAAGTGGTCAGAAACTGATAAAAAATTGTTTAGTCCGTATATTGTTAACAGATGGTTGTCAATGCGACAAGATCTTGTAGAAATTGTAAATGAGTTGCAATGTTATACAATTGGATTATTACGTCCTTCAGAAACATATCGATTATATCATGACATATTGCCATCTAATAAATCATTTGCAAAATATGTAAAAGGCAAAAAAGATGAAAAATTTTCTGATAAGTTAATTAATCAAATTGCAGAACATTATCAAATTAGCAAAACAGAATCTACAGAATATGCAGAATTAATGGACCAAACTGCATGCACTAATTTATTATCATTATACGGTTATACCGACGCAGAGATAAAAACAATGATTAAAGGAATAAAAAAATGATTTACGCACACATACCTACTAGCAATAATGTACCAGAGTCAGTAGATATCAACACACAAAGTCACTATAAAGGATCTACTACTATATATCAAGTAGCAGAAGATTTCAATTTAAATTCATATGAGTTTGATATAATAAAAAGAATTTTGCGTTGTCGTCACAAAGGATCTTGGTTACAAGACTTACAAAAGACCAAAGATACAATTGATCTTTATATAAAAGAACAGCAAGATAAATTTGGAAAGTAGAATCAATTTTCATATAATAAAGAAAAAAATATATGAAATGAAAAACTTTTTTAAATTCGAGCAAACGGGTGTAACAACTCTAGTATCTGTGATAATTTATATCTCGGTAGCGGCAATGGTAGGCGAATATATCATTTCTAGAGAAGTGCCCGGTACAATTCAATTATTAGTAATTACCGTAATGTTATTTTACACAATTTGGCAAATACGGTATGTTGCTACATTTATTAATGATTTATTTAATTTATTTTAAAACAAAAAACAAGTTATGATTACAACTATTTTATTAGTAGCAACATTGGTTGCAACAGGTTATTACTTTTTATCCACAAAAGATAAAGCATGGTTTAAAGGAGAAGAAGACCGATGGGGCAACAGCAATGATAAATTCAATGCAGTTTGGCTCATTAAAGGTATTTTAATCTTTGTAGTAGGAATAGTTGCAACAAGCATTCAACCATTTGCAGTTGAAAGAGTTGACGCAGGGCATGTTGGTATTAAAGTTAATTTAACTGGTAATAGTCGAGGAGTTAGTAAATATGAATACAAAACAGGATGGGTTCTATACAATACCTGGACTGAGAATATGTATGAGTTTCCAACTTATCAACAACATATCGAGTTCGATCAACAACAAGTAATTACCAAAGGAGGTTTCCCGGCTGATATTAAACCAAGCTTCAACTATTCACTAAAAGCAAATGCAGTTGGTGATATGTTCCAAAACTTGAGATTACCTATCAAAGACGTAGAACAAGGTTGGTTAAAGAATGCAATTGTAGGTGCAGTGAATGACGTAGCAAACACCTGGGAGGTAGATAGTATATTTGGTCACCGTCAAGGTTTCGAAGCAGCGATTGTAGCAGAATGTAACTTGAGATTATCAAAATGGTTTTCAGTATCACAAATGCGCTCCAATATCATTCCACCAGAAGCATTACAGGAAGCAATTGTAGCAAAAACACGCTCAGTGCAACAAGCAGAAGCATCTATCCAGCAAGCATTGGCTGCAGAAGCTGACGGTAAACGTAAGGTTGCAATTGCAAGAGCTGACTCTGCAGAAACAATTATTAATGCATCGGCTAAGGCAAGAGCAATGGAATTAACTCAACAAAAATTGACACCATTGTTTGTAGAATATAAGAAAATTGAGAAATGGGATGGACAATTACCTAGCACAGTAGCAGGTGGTGCCGGAACGCTAATTAATTTAAAATAATAAAACACGGATTAGGACCGTATATGGTTACGCCATATGGATCAATTATAAGTGTCGCTACCTGTAATTGATCGCCTAAATGAATCCTCTCCTTACCGGGGAGGATTTTCTACATTAAATTTGGTTGTATGCAATAATTTTCTTATATTTATATTATGAAAGATTCAGTTAATTATATTGACCCTATATATAGGTTATCCTTAAGAGATTCGGCAACTGTTCCTCGTAGAATATCATATTCACAATGGTCAGTTTTTGAAACTTGTCCGCAACGATGGAAATTAACATATATCGACAAGTTAGATACTTTTACTAGTAGCATAGATACATGTTTTGGAACAGCATTCCACGAAACAATACAGGAATATTTAACTACAATGTATACGCATTCAGTTAAGAGAGCAGATTCGGTAGATTTCCGTGCTGTATTAACTAGTAAACTAAAAACAGAATATAGTGCTGCCGTACAAGAAAATGGCGGGCAACACTTCTCAAACGCAACTCAATTAGGTGAATATCTAGAAGATGGTGTTGCAATACTGGATTGGTTCCGTAAACGACGCAAACAATACTTTTCCACAAAAGATTGGCAACTAGTTGGAATTGAAATTGAATTATGCACTCAAGCATCTCAATCAAATACTTCGGTATATTGGCATGGGTTTATAGATATCGTGTTACGTCACGTTCCTACCAATACATTTACAATTATTGATGTAAAGACATCTAGAGCAGGGTGGAATAAACATCAAAAAGCTGATTCGCTAAAAGCAGCACAACTAGTTGCATATAAAAATTATTTTTCAACGCAGTTTGGAGTTCCTAAAGACAATATCAATGTTGAATTTTTCATAGTTAAGCGTAAATTAATTGAAGAGTCAATGTTTCCGCAAAAACGAATTCAGCAATTTAAACCAGCTGCTGGTAGCGTTACACAAAAGAAAGTACAACGTCAAATAGATGCCTTTGTAGAATATTGTTTTGATAGCGAAGGCGAACGAATTGCAGATAAAACATATATGGCTCGTAGTGGCAAAGGTGACAAAAATTGCAAGTATTGCCCATTCAAAACAGATTATGTAAATTGTCCTAAAGAAGGTAGGATTCGTCAATAAAAATATTTATAATAGTAATATGATTAAGTATAAACATAAACACATATACGTGTACAGTTATTTTATAAATAAAAAGGCACCTGCTGTCGGTGTTACTCCGTATGAGTATGTTTTATGTACAGATCACGATGATCCAAATGGAAAAACAAATCGAGCATTATTAGAATCAATGCTTCGTGTAGTTTGGGGTTATATGCCTAAAGTTGTTAAATTTAAATATGAGAAATAACAATGACAAAAGTAGCAATAATTGGTAATACTGGTTGGCAAAATAAAAGAAAAATTCAAGAGACATTGCAAACACTAAAAAAACAATTTCCAGAAGAATTGTATATTATAGGTGCTGGTGGTGCAGAAGGTGCTAATTATTATGTACGAAAATATGCATTAGAATTTGGTTTATATTATAAAGAATTCAATCCATCATTTTCTGGTTATAATTTATACTCAGCAATGCCAGAGTCATATTATGGCAAAAAATATCATTTTAGCCAATTACATCATCGAATGAAGTTAATTGCAGAGCATTGTGACTATATGATGATATTATCAAATGAAACACAATTAGATCCTGTATTAAAAACAGCATATACAAACATAAATAAATTAAAAAAACCAGTTGTTATACTTGGGTGATATTTATTAATATAAACGGTTATAAACACAAAAAAGAAGGTTACATATGAGTAAAAAGAAAATTTTACTATTAGCTGATGATTTCAGATTACCATCAGGCATCGGTACTGTTAGTAAAGAAATTATTTTTAATACAGTTTCAGAGTACGATTGGGTACAATTAGGAGGAGCATTACAACATCCAGATGCTGGTAAAATGTTTGACTTATCAGCAGAAGTTGCAAAAGAAACAGGCATCGGAGATGCATCGGTTAAGTTAATTCCATATAATGGATATGGAGATAAAAACATATTATTTTCTATTATCGAGCATGAACGCCCAGATGCAATTTTACATTTTACAGATCCTAGATACTGGGTTTGGTTATATCAATTAGAACACGAACTTAAAACTACATACGATATTCCATTAGTTTATTACTCAATTTGGGATGATTTACCGTATCCAATGTGGAATGCACCATTTTACGGTAGTTGTGATATGATTATGGGTATCAGTAAACAATCTGATAATATTCACAGAGAAGTGCTTAAACAAAATGGATTTGGCGTAATTGATTATGATATCCACCCCACTCCATTAGTTTCTAAAAAATGGAATGATGTTATAACTGGGTTTGTACCACATGGATTAAATCATAACATATTTAAACCAATATCAAATGATACGCCTGAA